AATGTAATAGAATATTCAGATGGCAACACTGTAAATCATTTTCAAGCTGATTATATTGCTACAATAAAAAGTAAGTTTCCGGACGCGAAGATGCACCTGACTGGAGAACAATCCCCTGCCGTTTTCAAAGTTGGCAATGAGATAAAAGCAGTTTTGATGCCGATACGAAACAAAAACAGGGAAATGACCGAGATGGAAAAAGCCTCCGAGCTTTCCGCTGGGACCAAGGTTGAAAGCGAGCACAAAACGACGGTCGATTTCATCGCTCAATACCTGAAAAAGCATGATAAACTTCCTTCCAATAAGGAAATTTATGAGAGCATTGCCAAAGATCATATCGGGGAAATCCCGGATTATTATGCACGGTTAAAGAGGATGGAAGATTCCGCAGATTCGAATCTGAATAAGGCCGCTGACATACTTTTCGAGGCTCTGGAAAAGGCGAAAAAAATGCCCATCGGCACGGTCAACAAACAGGGATACAAAAAAGTTGCCGAAGGGAAGTGGGTAAAGGAAAAGGGAAAAGGCGGAAAAGAACAGCTCGGTGGGAAAAAACCTGAAAAGAAACCCGAAAAAAATCCTGAAAAAAAGCCTGCTGAAAAAGGCGGCTTGGACGAAGAAAAGCGTGGTATTCTGAAAAGCGCACTCAAAAAAGTGGCAAACATCCTGGCTGAAGCCCTTTCGGGCCGGGACGTAAATGCTCCTACCGGGGCGGCGGTAGAACAGACCGGGGAAAACATAAAGATAATGGGCAAAAAGAAGCCTGCTGTAGCGGATAAGAAAAAGGAAGGACAAAAATAAATGTACGGAATAAACATTGAAAACGGCGAGAAACACAAATGTCCTCATTGCAATTCTGTATATGCGGTAGAGAATGATACAGAAATTCTTTACCGCAATATCACTCTCTTCTATAGAGAGAAAACAACCGGGGCGTGTCGGCTCCGGTGTAAGCAGTGCAAGAATGAGATATATATAAAATAAAATTCTTGACATTGTTTTGCGTATAGTGTACTATTGCGATAATAAACACAATAATCCGCTTTATAAGGAAAAGGTGTAATACTCCATGATAAGGGATTTTATATTACATGCTTTTCCAGATAAATGGTTTATCCATTTCAAATCTTCAGAAGGCTCCCGACTCAGCGGTTATCGCCGTTGATATTATTGCCAACCATCTCACCGAAGATACCGATAATGAAATTGTTTTGAAGGAAGCCTTTAACCCGGAGACGGTGAAGGAATTTCTTGATATTGGTGTGCTCGAATTCTGGCATGAAAGCAAAAACCCGCTCCTGACCAAAGAAGAAAAAAACAAATTTCTTATCGGGAAACCGACCGCGTTTCGTTGGGAAAATGGAAAGCCGGTTGTAACCGCTCATCTGACAAAAAGCCATCCTATTGTTGTAGATATGCTCCCGCACTTGGAAGCCAATCAGCCGGTGTATGCCGCGTCTATTGGCGGTTCTAAAATGGTCTTAGAGGCGATGGACGCTTCCGGGAGAAAGCACAGGATTATCCCCAAAATTAAATGGGACCACCTGGCGATTGCCCCCGCGAACTCGGTTATTAACCGAGAACCCGGCATGAATGTCCGATTACTCCAGAAAGCCAACCAGATCATGTGTGAATTTGATGACATGAACGTATTTCGGCACAATAGCACTATCATAGAGCACGAAGAAAGTCTTATGAAGGCTCTTATGGCCCCTGGTAGTGTTTCCGATATGCAAACAACCAGCGGAGGCGTAATCACCAGGCAAGACCTCGAAAAGCATGTCATGTCTCTCACGTTTAACGAAGACGAGAGCATGGACTTGCTTGACACTATAATCGGTATTAAAAAGAAGAAGATTCCACTTATAAAAGCCGAGTACATGCGGCATTTCGAAAAACAAAATAAGAAAGATTTTGCCGATAAGTCGTTTCGGCTTTTCGACAAATACTTTAAATCACGAAAGGAGCGAAAATAACATGTTCACGAAAGCAGAACTGTTAGAAAAAGGAATTTCTGATGAAGTCGCTGATGAAATTATCGCGGCTGCTTCAGAGGACGAAGGCTCTGAAAATTCCCTCCAAGCGCTCGAAAAGGCAATAAGCGAACCTGAAACAGGCGAGCTTTTCAAGGCCAAGGGGGGAAAAGAAAAGGGCGAAGACGAGGATGAAGATGACGAGGATTCCGATTATGACGAATCATATATGAAAAAGTATATGAAACGGTATATGAAGGAAAACAAAAAAGCCTGTGGCAAGATGGCGAAAGAAGCCGGTATTTTCAGTGGTAACATGGAAAAAGCCGCTGAAATCGACATGGATGCCGAGGGTGCAATCGTTGAAATGGCCGACCTCAAACCCATTCTCGAAGAGCAGGGCGAATTTAATTCGCGGATGGCAAAGGCCATCGAAACCCTCGCTGAACAGATTACGTATATCTCGGATCAGCAGGAAAAGTCTTTTGACCTTATGCAAAAGGCCGCAGCGGTCCAGGTCGAAACGGCGAAGGGAATGGGCGAATTCATGTCCGTTCCGCAGGGACGAAAAGGCGTAACCGCAAGCGTAGAGATGCAAAAGGGTGTCCAATACACTCCCGAAATGGTGAAGGTTGCATATACTGTTCTCATGAAGGCAGTGCAAAACAAGGACGAAAAGGCGGGGATGATTATATCCGCGTTCGAAAGTTCCGGGAAACGGCTTGATAGGCTCAATTCCGTGCAACGTCAGTATATTAACGACCTGATTCAGAAGGAGGGAAAGTAAATGGAAAACGAACTGCTTATGCTTGCTGATTCGGAGATGAGCGTTTCCAGCGCGTCTCAAATCGAAGCACTTACCAAAGCTCTCCTGTCACCGGAAAGCGTTACCGATATGTATTCGACCAGTGGTGGGGTTATTACAATGCAGTCCCTCGAAGGGATGCTCGCCGACCTCACTCTGAATGCAACGGATTTTACGCTGTGGCAGGACATTAACAAAATCAAGGCTTTTTCGACGGTCGAAGAGTATGACCAGCAGATCGGCCTTGGTATCAACGATGGTGGATTTGTCGGGCAACTCGAAAACCCGGAATTCCGCGATCCTGATATCCTGAAGCAAATCGCAATCGTTCGCTATATGTCCGAAGGCTGGACGGTGGGCGACGTTGCTGAAGCAACCAACACAATCATCGATGTGCGGTCCCGTTCGCAACGTGCGGCGATGACCAGGCTTCTCAGGAACCTTGACATTGCTCTTTACTCCGGTAACGCGGCATGGATACCTGAATCCTTTAACGGACTGGCGGTGACAATATCCGGTCAGAACGCGCAGCAGACCCGTGACCTTCGCGGTGGTAACGTAAGCATGGCCGTCTTCAATCTCATGGGCCAGCTCATTACCGAGGGTAACGGACATGTCGAAAACGCCAAGGTGTACGTTTCTCCGGCGGGCCTTCAGAACCTTTCCACGATTATCGAAGCCCAGGCAGCGGCGACGGGCGACAGGAAAATCGTGGAAATGGGTTCCGGCGGCGTGACCATCGGTGGAAAAATCACCGGGATTATGACCGCTTACGGTCAGATGGTCCCCCGTATGGATAAACTCCTGGGAATCGCTTACGAATCCAAGTCCGTGCCTCAATGGTACAACAATTCCACGGGTGTATGGACCGAAGGCACGACCTCGGACAAGGCTCCCTCGGCTCCCGCGATTGCGGTAGCGAACGTGGTAGCGGGCGTAGCCGGTTCCCTTTTCTCAGCCGGAACCCCAAGGCCGTCCGGAGTTTCTTACCGTTACCGTGTCGTAGCGCGGAACAGGTACGGCAAATCAGCGGCATGTGCTCTCGTAGCGGCAGCCGGTAACGTCGCGGCAACCGGCGCGGTGGACATTACCATTACGCCTTTTGCGGGTGATGCTGGTGTGAAACTCCCGACATGTTTTGAGATTTACGCAGAACAGGTAACCGGAAGCGGCGAATTCCGATACATGGACACGATTGCGGTAAGCGCGGTGAATCCGCTTGCGGCAGTAACTCATCGTGACATAAATGCGCTTATCCCCGGAACCGCAAGGATGTTCATTGTGGATCAAACCACGGCAGGCGAAAACCGCGTTGCGGCGTTCAGCCAGCTTCTTCCGATCCATAATACGGACCTGGCGAAGACTTTCAGGGGAAGCATGGGACTTATCAACCTCTATGGAGTGCCGAAGTATTACAAGCCCAACGTGCTTGTAGAAATTCGGAACATAGGCGTTGCTCAGTCCAATATCAACCTTTACAATACCATATAAGGTGATTAGTTATGGCGAGGTACATTTCTCAGATTAAAGCGACGATTTCAAAAGAATCTCTTGATAGCGCAAGGGCTAATAACCAGGTTGTTATCACGGGAAACAATGAAACGTATCCGGTTTCCAGGGGAATATTTTTCATTGAACACGTTGAAGCCGCCGCTGGAACGACTATTACTATCATTGATGGTAGTGGAGTTACGATGGCTGCGGGTGTTTCGGCATTCTCAAATGATTATTCCCCGCTTCGATGCGATAACGGGATAGAGATTACCGGGAATGTGGCAATGCTCAAAGGATTCATTCTGAGGAGTGTACTGCCGTAATGAAGTCAATGGAATTGACAGTTGATGAGAGAATTCAGTTTTCGTATATTCTTCCGGCTCAAGGGAATATTTTTACCCTTGAGACGGTTGAATCAATACTGAACAAAGTTAAAATTCATGACCAGGAAGAGGCTGCTGAGAAGGATGCCGTTAAGATAGAATTCGAGTGTGAAGAAATTGAGCTAATGAGAAGATCAATTTTAATACTTAATGAATCGGAACGGCTTTCGTTTTCTTCTCTTTCGTTGGCAAAGAAAATATTAAGGAGTGAAATAAAATGACTATAAAGCAAAGTGCTTTTGATGCTGGGAGCGGTAGTCCGAACCTGGGCGCGGCTCAATTCCAGCAGGAACAATTAGCACCTTCGGTAATCAGTAATATTCTCAAGGTTTCGAAGGTTTCAATAACCATTTCAGGAACCGCTGGTGTAGCGGCGGTTATCCCCGTAGGTGCGGAAATTGTTGACATGGTTGTTCATGCAAATGCGACTGTCGGTAGCGGTACGGCTCGTTTAAGGATCGGCGGCGGTGGAGCAAACATTTCCGATGCTGTAATAATGGCTGTAGCGGGAGCGGTAACGCGATGTGCTTCAATCGTCCAGGCTTCTAAGTTTGTCGGGGCAAATGGCGTTGAAATTGTCACAAACGCAGATACGAATCTCGGAGACGTTTATCTCGTCTATAAACAGTAATTCCGGGAAAGAAAAAATTAAAATCTGAAAGGGGGCGGGGCCACAAGCGCCCTGCTCTCTTTTTTTTATTAAGGTGATAAGATGGCAGTCGCGGAAACACGAAAGGGATTTGCTTTCGATAATCCTGATACCACGAGCGATTATTTGGCTCCGAAATTCGGCCTTATCATGACTGCCGATGAATTGCGGTATGACGAGCTTTTTGGAAATCCTCTTGTCGCTGAAGCTGATGCTCAATCTATTACCGACGAGCAATTGTCCGATTACGTGAGAGTGGCAATTCGACACGTTGAAGTTGAATTAAATATTGATATTTTACCCCGCAGAATTCGTTATAATCCGCTAATCGGAGAAGACGGCGCTGAAATTACTCGAACAGATTACGATGATAGCGATTTTGTCTCAAAGATGAACCGCAAGCAATTATCGGAATTATATATCCAGGAGCCGGGATATCCGTACCGTACAATTGCCGCCCGGAGAGAGTGCCGGATAAAATTCAGGCGAAGGCCCGTCCGGGAATTGTTGACCGCGAAATTCGTTGACCCTTATTTCGGAAACGTGATTTTCGACTTGATGCCATACCGAATACTGAAGCAGGGATTCATGGGCGTATGTTATTTTAGGCCGCGCATGTTGTCGGCCCGGATGAATTCATTTCTTTACATTTGGAATAATTTTCTTTTCGCGCCGTATAGCAATGACCGGCAAAGCCTGTTCCTGATCGATTATACGACGGGGTACGAGAATTGCCAGGATGTGCCGGATGAATTCAGATATATAATCCGCAAGCTGGCGGCGTGTACGCTCATGAATATTTACGGTGACGGTAAGTTCGCGGCGATAGCCAACAGGTCCGTGAGCCTTAATAGCGTGAGTGAAAGCATTGGAACGACAATGAGCGCGACGAGCGCGGCGTTTGGAGCGCGTATTATTCAATACCAGAAGGAAATCAAGGCGTGGTTTGCTCAGAATCGTGCGAAATACAGCAGGACGATGATCGGGAAACTGTAATGGCTGAAATGACACCACTATTGAAGGCGGTTCAGGGGCTTGAAGATTGCTTGCTGAAGGCGAAGCGTATGCCGGTAGGCACGGTGTCGAAAGGGCGCAAAAAGATTGCCGAGGGAAAGTGGATAACCGTAAAAGAGAATAAACAGTCAGCACAGAATAAACCAAGGAACCAGACCGAAACCCCTGAGTTCAAGGCGTGGTTCGGAGACAGCAAGGTTGTAGACGAAAGCGGAAAGCCGTTGGTGGTTTATCATGGAACGCATGGAGATTTCAAAGAATTTAAACCTAATGAATCTCTCGGTGGATTGATTTTCCTTTCCGAAAGTGCAAAAGAAGCCGGAGCATTTGCATCAGTGAGAGGGGCTAATATCATTCCAGTTTATTTAAAAGCAGAAAAAGTTTGGCCTAAAGTGATTCATGCTTCAGATGAAGCTCGGATTGCAAAAAAAGCAAAAAAATTAGGTTATGACGCAATTAGAGTAAGGGATGATATTCGCGGAGAAATAAATTGGGCTGTATTCTCCCCTACTCAAATCAAGTCCGCAACCGGCAATCGCGGGACTTTCGACCCTAACGAAGCCGATATGACGAAGGCAAAATAGTTATGATAACACAAAAATACATGCAAGGCAGGCACGAGATTAAAATCGAAACCGCCGAAAGCATAGACGATGCGAAAAAAAACGATTTCAAAGAAGGCGAGTACAGTAGATATTTCGTGAACAATCAACTCTCGAATTATATGACGTTGATCCGGTTCATTGTCGAAGAGACTCAAAATTCCAAAAGTTCGCTTATCCCGGACGGGAAAAGAATAGAAGAACTTCGTCAGCAAATGTTGACTACACAGAATAATGAGATGATGAAAAACCTCGAAGGGCTTAAAAAGCAGTACGCAGAGATGGGAGTTCCCGACTCGGTTATGAAAGACGTTAATGGAATGATAAAAAAAGTAAATGAATACGGTGTCCGGGTCGTCAGATAATGGGCGCTTATTCCAACATCGGGAAGCTCACGGCTCTCACCGTATTCGGGAATCCGGACAGTTTTCAATCGCTTATCAGAAATCACGGACTGCTCGTGAAGGTCAAGCAGGCACTCGCCTGTACATGCAATTCGACCAATAGCGGCAGCCCGGATGCGTATTGCGAAATATGTAATGGCGATGGATATGTTTACACGTATCAGCGCCGGTTTTTCGTAGTAGACGAGAATAGCCTGGCTGTTGGGAAAAAATTCTATCCCTATTGGACCCCTGTTCGGTCGGTCGTAAAAGCTCAAAATGTCACGTCCCAGGTTCAAGGTGGGATAACGGAATTGAAGGTCGTTGGATTCGACGATGAATCAATCGAGGTATCTGAAGAAATATGCACTATCCAAAAAAAGCGGGTGACATATAGTTTTGACGGCTGGACGTATGTGGAAAGCGAACAGCTTGAAGTTGATGCGGCAAACGGACTGATGTATGCCAATGGAACGATATTCGACGCTCAATATCAGTCCAGCAATCCCCTGAACGCTTTCGCGGACATCGCTCAAATCGTAAAAATATGGAATATCGATACCGGCGTTGAACTTGAAAATTATACGTTCGAAGGCCGGATGATAAAGACGAGTGAGCCGATTATTGCGAATAAAATGTACGCGGAATATTATTATTCCGATCTCACGCAGGCGATATCAACGGACATAGCGACACGGGACAATAATGAGCAGTGGACACACATGCTTGCAAGCGGCGAAACCAAGATGGCGTTTTACGCATTTTGGGATATCGCGAAGGGCGATCTTATTACTATCGCGGCAACGGTCCTGTGGAAAAACGAATTATTAAACCATGTGAAAGACCTTGACCGATTATTTGAACTCGAAATTTACCAATTAAATAATGTTATACTTGACGAAGACGGAAAGAAATATTATATAGATACGGATTATATTTTACAGGGCCGGAATATTAGGTGGTTGACCGACAATAAACCGAAGGTAGGGAAGGTAATATCAGTGAGGTACGGATTCAAGCCATCGTTTATTGTGTTTGACGATAATCCGCAGCCAAATAATCTCGAAAATCGTTCGTATCCTCGTACTTGTATGATAAAAAGCTGGTCGAAGATTTCTAAAGACGATGTTGCAAAATTGAGAATGTAATGCCAACAGTGATAGCTAAATACAGTGATTACGCAATAAACAGCATTGATTATTTCATTGATGCCATTGAAGAAGAGATAAACTTCCGGGACATCGCCGGGCTTACCAACGATAAAATAGAAATAATCAAGGTCACGAAACAGCATCCCCTGGTATCTCTCATGGCATCCCAATTGCAGGAGAACCGGAACCTGGACGCGATTCGAGCGGGAATACTCCCGGCAATCAGCGTCACCCCTGGAAGTCCTACGGATGAAGGCGTAACGATGGGACAGAGTTACAAACCGGAGATAGTAAACGATGCGTTTATCGCCCAATTAAAGGTTTTTCTGAATAAACCCATGAAAGAAGTTATTCAGGACGTTCTTTTGACGAAAACTCAAATAGAATTGATATCGTCCGAGTACAAGAAAAGTCCAGCCGGGACTATTCGAGCGCAAGTCCATGAGTGGCGGAAAAACGAAGAAATAAATATCAGCGTATGGAACGAAACCCCGGATTTTGACATAGTTATGGGGAATGTCATGGATAGTCTGTTGGCCGATTTGCAGGTAGGTTTTGTCGGGGATGACTCCAGAATATCCAACATGAAATGGAAGCCGACTAAAGGACTGACCAATTTTAATTTCGGAAGAGTAATTTTTGGGACGGAATATAACTTGACATTTCTTAACACATATAATAATTATACTATATACAGTGATGATGTTCTCAGTGGACACGATCTTATTGGAACATTTGTCGGACCAGGAGAAGAGGCATAATGGTAAAAATAAAATCAAAAGTTGTAGAAACAGAAATAACCTTAAACGAGTATTTGGCAAATCATTCAAGGAATCGCAACCTTGATAATCCGATTACTCTATGGTATCAAAAGAAAGACCCGCAAAACACTCGAAAAACAAAAGAGGATTGGGACAAAATAATTTCAAAGTTCATGTCAGAATAGTAATTTCGCACGACTCATACGCCATAACGTAATATCCGGCAAGGTCGAACGCTAAGTTTAATAACGGAGATATGTTATGGCACAATATTATGACTTCGCCGGACAAAAGATAATCCTTCCCGGAGCATACACGAAAAGAATTTTCCCGGCTGATCAAGGCGCGGGAGCGGTAACGGGGCTTGCCGTTATTATGGGCGAGGCCAGCAAGGGCGGTATTCCGTATGATGCCTTTACAGATGCCGAGGACGTAGTAAATGTCGCCGAAAGCCAGGCGCAAGCACTGGAAATTTTCGGCGGTGGAACGGTTTATTACGGCGCGGAATTCTTTCTTACCCCGACAAAAGACGAACGATTTAACACCCCTTCTCAAGCAAATTGTATTGTCGTAAATAAAATGACCCAGGCCGATACCGAAATTGACGCGGCGGCAGTTGCGATCATTGACGTTGCGGCAAAGAAGTGGGGGACCGACGGGAATACGATGGCGGTAAAAGTTTCTTCCGGTTCCAATACCGGGAAGCTCATCCAGCTTCTTTCTAAGGGGCAGGAAGTAGCGCGTCAGGACGATGTAAACCTTCTGCTCATGTCTATTCGATACACTGGAGCGGCGGCAACGTCAACGGTAACAATAACCGCGACGAAGCTGACTACTGCTTGCGCGGCGGTTGCGGCAGATGACCTCGATATAACTCTTGCCGAATATTCTGACCTCGGAAGTCTTATCAATTACATTAACACCCAGGCCAATTATACGTGTCTTCTGACCGGACTCAGTGATGAACTCCCGGCGGTATTTGACGCGGTAGCGGCACAGGATATAAAATCAGCGGCATACGATTGTGTTGGAATGGTCGAAGCCATAATCCGGTATCTCAATTCAACTGAAATTGTCGATGCCACGCTTCACTTGGCGGCAGCCCGGACTATCCCCGACAACATGTCGGAGTACCAGTATCTTACCGGCGGGACCGTTAGTGCGGCAACCACGGCGGACTGGACGGCGGCACTCCTGAAACTCGAAAAGTACAATCTCAATAACATTGTTGCCGTGACGGGGAGCGAAGTAATCCATTCTCTTATCAACGATCATGTAACGAGAATGAACGCGGTCCAGGAAAAGATGTATCGGCAAGCTGGTTTTGGGGCCGGAGCAACGACCGTTACCAAGGCGACGAGAATCGCAGAAATGAAGGCGCTCAATTCAGCGTATATCGAATATTGCGTGAGTTCATTCAAGCGATACGATTTCGTTAATAAGGTAACGGCGGAATTCTATCCGTTTTATCTGTATGCGCTTATCGCAGGACTCAGATATGCGAATAACGTGGGTATGGACGTTGTTTTCAAATATCTTAATGTTCTCTGGACCCCGGAAATTAAAAAAAGCGATCAGAAGGATTACGCGGCGGCTGGAGCGACGTTGATACAAAAGACTCAGAACGTCAATAATATCAACAACTTTGAAATCAAGGTGAACAATTCCACTTATCAAGGGAGCCAGGTTACAAGGACCAATCCTTCAGTCGTGTACGAAATCAATGTGCTCACGAAGGATTATGAAGAACAGGTAATCGAAAAAATCCGGGCGCTTGACGTGGTTGCGAACTCTGTGATAATCGCAACCATCCAGAACTGGATCATAACGTATCTGTTCCCGAAATATCGGGATGATTACAAGTGGATCACAAACGGTCCTGACGGGCAAAAGGCTTTCGATAACGTCGTATTTACGCAAAGCGGAGAACAGTTCATAACGACCGCAACACTTACCATGAGTGTTACTCCGAGATTCGCATTTAATTTTCTGACATTTGTTGTTCCAGGTCAGAAAATATAATTAAGGAGGAAACAAAATGGCATTTAGAACAGCCGGTGAGCCACGCGGACCCGTTGGATCGGGGATAGATTGCTTCGTGATGCAGGACAATACGATCATGGCATACTCCACAGACCTGAATGTTTCGGAGGACTACATGCTTGACGGTGTGCAGTCTCTCGGATATTTCGGGTTCCGGGAGCTTTTGTCTTTGGGCTATGATTTGAATTTACAATGGGAACATTCC